TTATGCAGCTTCAGAAATTGATACTTCTGCATCATTATCATATTTTTTATCTAACCTAATAGGCTCATAGTGAATTAATCCTGAGCTAAACTGTTTTTCATTATCATCATTACCAGGCTTATAGCTACTGATATAAATATCATTATCACTAAAAGTTATACTATCGTTATCATACATTAATGACTCAAAACTATAATATGAATTTGGTGTGTAATAACCAGGTTTATCTCCAAAAGAAATTTCTAACCCTAACTTTTCGGCAGTCTTTTTTAAAATATTATAATCAATCATAATAAATCTCTCCTAAATTATATCAATTTTATCAAAATTAATATCCTCATTTTCATAAATACATAACTGAACTTGATTATTATATATCTCATACTTGTTAAGCTCTTTTATCCAATTAGGATTTTCTGTCGTAAAGGTCTGCTTACTTGCAATCATGCTCTTTTGTTCAACAAATATTTGAATTAAATCGGATCTATTTTCTTTCACACTTTTTTCTTGAGAACTAAAAATATGTATTCCGGCTTCAGACAATTCTTTCAAAAAAATATTTAAAATATTTCTCCCGTGTTCCGAATCAAGATCGAGCAGCCTACTAGCTTTAATCTCAAAATTATCATATTTTAGAATTCCAATTTTCTTTTCATTATTTTTTCTTCTAGTTGAATGGGCCCACCATCTGGCTTTTTCTAAATCATTAACAAAAAAATAAATTCCGTTTCCCAACCAATGGTCGCTTCTAGGATTAATAGTAAATTCTTTGGTATCTAGTATGTTTCTAGCAATTGTTCTAGTTGTGCCATGAAATAAAACAAAGTTTAAATTGTAATCTTCCATTCTTTTCAACTCTCTGCATTTTTTATTTTTTACTCATACCAAATTATATTACAGTTTTAGAATATTTTGTCAATCGTTTTGCATCTTTTTTGCAGGTATCGTTAGCAATTAATTACAAGGACATTTGCTATAATATTGCATGCCATTAGACAATATTATTATTTCAGTAAATTGCATGAAAAAAGAGGTAGCAGACCGAAGTCCACTACCTCTATTAATTTAGAACTATTTAATTGTTGCCCCAGTACCTGAACCAGCGTAAATTGCTACTCGTCCTTTGACGTCTGTGTCAATTAAGTATATATCTTTTGCTGGATTACCCACGATATTGTAGGTCAAACCACCATACGCTTTTGGCGTTAATAAATGTATCTCATTGCCAACTGTATAAGGACCTTTGACACGATATACTCGCCAAGTATCAGCGCTTGCAGGTAAGTATAATTTCTTAGTTGTGTTGGCCACGCTACCGCCTTTGCCTGTGATAGTGGCGCCGGTGCCCGGTCCAGCATAAATGGCTACTGTACCCTTAACGCTTGTCTTAATTAGGTAAACGTGAGGTGCTGGGTTACCTAAGATGTCATAGGTTAAACCTCCAAATTCGGAAGGTGTTAACTGGTGGATAGCGTAGTTACTAGTATATGGACCACTTGCATTATACACCCGCCACGTTTTAGCGCTGGCTGGTAAATGTAGCTGCTGACCTGTTGACGTTGTAGTTGCTGGATTAGCCACATACAGTTTTGATTCTGGGAAAATAAGGTTAGGATTCTCTAGTTTGTTCCATTTAACTAGATTATCAACTGTCACACCGTATTTTTTTGCAATCGCACCTAGTGTTTCACCAGTTTTTACTGTGTGCATCTTAGCAGTTACAGACACATAACCATCATTTTGAGTGGTGTTTGTAGCTTGTTGCGCCACTTTGTAACCTGCCAATTCAGCTTTAAAGTTTTTCCACTTTTGCCAATCATTCCATTGCCAGTTACCTGGACACATTTTACCTGAAACATCATAGTGGCGAATTACCCGTTCGTCAGGGATATTATATTTTTTCTGTAACTGTTTAGTTAGCCACTTAGCACGCTTGATAGTTTCAGGGTCGAATTCCCAATGCCAAACGTCTGAACCAGTGGTAACGTCCTGACACATCTCAATACCGATTGAGTTATTATTTGTAGCACCATAGCCGTGATAGCCATTGTAAGCACCCTTACCAGTACGGTATCCGTCACCAACATGCCAAGCTGGTGTATCGTCCTCTACCACTTGCACGATGTTGCTAGGATCTACAAAGTAATGTGCTGAAGCTCCACGATAAACTGATTTAAAGTAGTTAGCATTTCCCCAAGCTTGTCCTGCTGCACCCACAAAGTGTTCGATTATCCATTGTGGATTGTTTAAACCTTTAGTACCTTTGTTGATTAAAGTTAAGGCTTTTTGAATTGTGTAAGACATTATTTATCCTCCTTCTTCTCATCTACTACAATTTTTGCTTTGGTTAGGTCAATTTCATTTGTTTCACGATTCAATTTGTCAAAATACTTAGAGATCATATCAGGTAATGGCAATCCCAATTGACCCCAATTTTCTACAACTGAAATTCCATACTGTGCGATAAAAAATAAAATAAACGACTGTGCAACTGGCTCAAGCTGTAAATATTTTAAAAATGGCGTTACGCATAACACTAATAAAACTACTAGTAGATGCTTAATTACACCCAATAAACCTTTAGTACTATTAGCCTCCTTGTTAATAAATCCTTTGGCAATACCTGTCACAAGGTCTAGCAAAACCAAAAATAAAAACACCCAATAAATTAAGGTGCTTCCTACGTTTTTATATTCAATCAATAATGTTTCGAGTTCAATCACTCTAAATAACAGCTCCATCTTCCACTTCCTTTCAATTTTTGGTACAAAAAAAGCCACTCGAAAGAGTGACTAATTTACATTTATAGATTGAACATTAATATCGCAAAGACATTGGGATTCATATGTACCACCTCCTGTGGAAATATTCGCCCAGACACGACATCAACCTTCATATATGAGTTTGCAAAACGTTTATTTTTCTTGTGTTCTAATAAAAACTCTTTAACATTATTATCTATAGCGTCTATATATTTTTTCACAATTAATTCTGCTATTTCATGAATGTTTTTGTTATTTTCTGTTATCAACTTATGAACATTTACATCATCTCCGTCAAAAAATTGAATCACCTTTGTATTTTGTTTGTTTCCGTCATTTTCAAGTAAATCATCTTTGGCTATGTAAAATTTAAAAGAAGTAACTTCTTTTACAATGTCAATTGTTTTCTCCGTACTCCTGATTGGAATTGAGAAATGAGTTGCATAATCCCTTAATGCTTTTATCAATTTCATATCGGGTTCATTTATGATTCTATTGAATGTTCCCACATTTCTAAGTTCTGCCATTTTTATAAAATTCTTGGTGTTATCTATAAACATTCTTGAAAAAGTAATAGAACTTGTCAACATAAAAGTTACATCATCTTGTATGTCTTGCAAGTCATCATGCGCTTCATTATCCGTTATATTCTTATAATAATTAGCGTAGCCATTATAAGAAATTAAATAATTTTGATAAGACACCATTAGGTTTTCGAACCATTTATATTTTTCATAAAATTTTTTCATTTCTTCATATTCACTTTTTTCAATATCGCAAACAACAGAATTTCTTACTGAATCTCTTGCTATATACTTATCCAAATTATTTACCTCCCAAATTTAAGGTAAGTATATCAGATAAATCTGGCAATTTAAGTAATAAAAAAGCAACCTGCTTTTGTAAGTTGCATAATTGATTATTTTTTATTCATTCTTCTTTCCATAGTAATCAACTTCTTAAAGTCATCCAAACTTTTAGATTTTTGGCTGAAATTCTTTTCAATAATGCCCATTTTATTAATTATATTATCAATTCTTTCAGATTCGATTCCCTCTAGAAGTTTTCCTTCATTAAATAAATGTGTTATTAATCCTGACACTTGATTTACACAATTTTCAAAGTTTCTTATATCCCCTGATAAATAATTCCAATGATCTTCCATAATCAGTGGAATACGCCATAAGATATCTTCATGATACTGAAGTAACATAATTTTATTCGATAACTGAGCACCTTCAGTTGCATTCCGGTCCACTCTTATATCATTGATCTGCTTCTCTAAATTTAGTTTAAAACTTTTTATATTAGTTATTCCAAGCTCCTTTTTAACCTCGTTCAATGTTTCAACTTTTGTTTCTTGTTTGAGTTTTTCAATCCTTTCTTTACTCAAACGCCACTGTAGAAAACCGATAAAACCTAAAACTCCGAACAAAATTACTAAAAATATATTCAAGTATACTGTCTGCAAATCCATTAATCTATTTACCTGTGCAACATATTCTTCTGATGTCATAAAAACCACTCCCAAACTTTTACTATAATATAGCATATTTGAGAGTATAAAAAGCACCCAAAGTGAATTGAGTGCTTTCTGAAATATTACGCTGTTTCGGCTGTGGTTTCTTCTACTGGTGTTTCTTCTTCAACTACCACACGTTCACCGTCTGCGTTGATTTCATAAGTTTCTTCGTCTAGCCGGTATAGTTTAAATGTTACGTCTTGTTTGGTTAGTTTTGCCATCATATCTTGGACTTGTAACATGCCTTTCGCGAGTTCTAAATCTTCAAAATTTGTGGCGCTATCACGATTTGAGTACCAATAGATCGTGCCATTGTAGTCATTATATTGCGCTACTTCTTCAACACCGTTTTTAATACGAGAAATAATGAAAGCTGTTTTTTGTGCGTTTAATCCCATAATTATTTATCTCCTTTTTCGATAATGTCTTGTAATACTACTAACTGTGCCATGCTAAGTGGTAATGGTGTAAGTTCTTCTTCCGTCAACAATTCAATGTTCAAGTCCTGCGTCTGCTCTGCAATCTCCGTTACTTCTTCTTCATCAACCACCCCTTCCAATGCCTTTTGAACGATTTCGATCGCACGTTCTAGTTCTGCTTTGGTCTTGAATAATTTGAATTTAAAAGAGCCTGTCAATTTCTCGTTGACAAGCTCTGATAAAACGCCATTGACGGCAAATATTTGGTTGTTAGTTAGTTTCATTTTCTATCTCCTTTAAGTAATGCTAGTTCTTCCTGTAAGTTTGTTACTTGTGCTTTTAATTGGGATATTTCGTCATCTACCTTGATATTCAACTGTTGGATACCGTGGCTGTTCATCATAATTTGTTTGCTAGAATTGATGTTGTATATGTCGTTTTCTTCATCGTAAACTACAATTTCAGAAGTGTCTTGTGCTATCAAACCAACATCGTCATGACTATCATTGTTCACGCGATCGAAAGCTTTGAAGACCCAGTTTGAAATTGCGGATAGACTATCCACCGGGGTGTCTACAATGTTTGTTTTCAAACGTCTATCAGACTGGTTTGTTATGTTGTGTCCTTGCATGGATAGATGTCTTTCTAGGTACATGTATCCACTATCTGTGTAAAAAGCTACAGATCCATTTGAATGGAACCACAATCTAGTACTAGATGAAATATTAAAATCACTATTATTAGATACGCTCCACAATTTACCACCGTATTGCAAACTAATCTGATAAGGATTGGTGATGTTTCCACCACTCATAGATAGGTTCTTAGTGTTCATGATTTTGATTTCTCCACTAAAAGTATTAGTTAATGAGTTAAACCATGAATTGACTGCACTATTATGATATTCCTTACCACCGTTTGTAATGTAAATCGTTTGGACGTCATTACCTGCGATTCGTTGCACAAGTGAGAAATGAGATCCCTCAGTTGTAAATAAATTCATTTGCGGACTACCACCAGCGTATCTATATCCAATTTGCCCTATTGATGCACCGGTTGGGTTACGCATACCGACGATACCATTTTGTAGATATACTTGCGAATTATCACTTGCGGTACTTAGAAGTTGATCACCATTTAATGCTAGAGTACCACCAGAAGAACTCGTAAGGCCTACTTTTATTAAGTTGGCTTGGTTGGCAGTAATACTATTACCGTCTAAGTTCGTAACAGTAATTTTGCTTGCATCTAGCGTGCCACTAGTAATTTTAGTAGCGCTAATACTGATTGCCTGTATTGAACTAACAAAAGCTGTCTTACTTGTAAGTTGCGTAATGTATGCGGAAGTTGAGAATATTTTATCAACTAAAGCTGTTCCGGCTTCAATATGTCCGCTCTTAACCACATTAGCAGTTAAGCCTGCAGTTACAATGGCACCAGCGTTCAATCTAGCAGCATCAATAGTTCCAGATGTAATCTTACTTGCATCCAATGTGGAAATATTCGCACTCTTAATCCATGCATCTCTTGCCGCTAACCTGTCAGTTGCCGATGTCGTACTGAACAACATATTAAACAATGCCGTATCAGCTTTAATCATGGTTGACGTGATTACATCAGCGGTCAAACCTTTAGTAATCATTGTGGTGAACTGTGCATTCGTACCAGTAATTTTATCTACGGCTAAATCTTTAATGTTCGCATTAGGTACTTGGAAATAACTCGTCATGTAAACATTGCCGTCTAGTTGTATGTTCTTACCAGCAATCCGAACACCTTCTGTTGAAACGTTAATTTCTGAGATGAGGTCTGCTTTAGACACTTTTAGATTGATATTATCGGCTAATTGTGTAATCTTACTTGCAGTCGTCTCATTTACATTAATTATATCATACTCCGACAAGTACCATGTAAATGCTGTTGACGCACCTGTTACGGATAAATGGCCAAAGGTACTAAATGCGCCTGTGCTACCAAATCGGTAGTAGTACATATATGTTTCCCATTTGCCAGTACCTTTATTATCGGTTAACCAACCTACGGTGAAACCTGTGCCTAATGGATTATTAGCTTGAGCAAAGCTTCTACCAATAGGTAATAAAGCTACAAATTTGATGACAACTGTCCCGTTAGCCCAACTATTTGCGTTACACACTATACCTCCTCGATTCGGAGTGGTAGCGGTTGAAGCTTCATGAGTAATATCTAGTCTATAACCAGTACTGCCTTTTGGAGCTGGGATTGACGTGTTGCTTGGGATTGCTGTATGTCTAATAGTAATTGTTCCTGTTCTACCATTGTCATAAACGCCTATATCATTATTACCTTTTTCAAAATAAGGGTCTTTTGTCATACCAGTACCGCTTGCCATAGCAGCTAATAGGTTTTGTCTGTCTATAACCTCCGTTTGGAAAGTACTATCAGTCATGACGACTCTTGATATAGCTTGTTTTACCCCAGCTTCGCTAGAACTACCAATCACACGTTCATATAAGTCGCTACGACTTTTAATCGTTTGATAGCCTATTATTTGCTCATGTGGCTTTGTTTTAATGTTAGAAATGGTAGTCGTATTTCCATTAGCCGTCTTCTCGGTTGCGTTTAAACGAGTTACAACCGATCCCTCTGCACTACTATCAATAGCTGTTAAACGACTTTGTATGATCTTGTCGTTCCTTTCATAATCATTTTTAAATATTTGAAAGTCTGTTTTACCTAGTAAGTCGTTAATGTTTGGATTCCATGGAGTTGCCACTTCACCTTCTTCGACTTTTATCCACCATTCACCTGACGACAAGTTATAATCACGCATAGCAACATCGATTTGACCATTGGCATTTGACAAGACTTGTCTAGGTCTTTTATTAGATATACCATTAGCATTTGACGATGCCGGCGAAATATCGAAATCGGTATCTGCAAACACATCATAATAAGCATCGTCTCTTGCTGGGATGTTAGTTGACACTGTGTACGTAGTGTTTGGTTTTAAACCATCAATGGTTATATATGGAACACTCGTTGTGGTCGGTTTATTTGTGACGCTTTCCCACTTAGCAACGCTAAAATAGTTAATATTTTTAGATAGGTATTTAATATCGCCTTGGATAGAGGTAATGCTATTTTTAACTCCATTTATGCCTGCGGTATATGTGGTTGTTTTTACTAAGCCATCAGTTACTAATTTAAAGTCCGCGGCTTGTCTTATTGCATTCTTATCATAAACTGCTTTGGCAAATGTGTCGGTGGAATTACCATTTGCGTCTACAATTTTATTTACTGCTGTCCAAGCATCAGTTACGCCTTGAGCTGTTTGCTTATATTCATTATTGTAGAAGTTAGTGTAAGTTGTGCCATCTAATTTTTTAGTAGATAAATCTGTCAAGGTAGAGTTAATGCCTTTAACGGTTTCATCATAAGTGCTTTCAAATATAGAGAATTCGGATTGTGATAGGTTATCTTCTTCTGCTGCAGTCCAATCTGTGGCAATATTCCCTTTTTCTAGTTTAAGGTTAGTTATCTTTATAGTGTCAAAACCTATGGGATCAGACCCGCCACTTGTATATCTGTTTGTATAATAAAGAAATCTTTGGTCTGTTAGTGGTGGGCATACAAAAGTTACTTCTACTCTAGCTTTGTCATTTAATTCTCTCATATTAACGTAAAAACCAACATCATTAGGTGTACTTGGTGAATACAGATATAACCCAGCTTGATAAGAATATATATTAGGAATATTTGTTCTTTTTGTCAGCTCAACATCATAAGAGAGTGTATATATTTTACCTTCTTCTAAAATTCTTAATACATTTTGATTATTCATAAATTCAGAAGCCCAGCCACTCAGAGAAAATTCTTTTGTACTATCTATGTCTTTAGTTATATTACTTTTACTGAATAAGTTTCGCCCACCAACTTGTAGTCCATCAATCTTACCTTCAACTGTGGTAATTTTCTTATTGATTTCCCCAGTTGCACTATTGATTTTGGTATCAACTGTAGTACCACTCACTAGACCATTTTTGGTGACATAATCAGCAATCTTACCGTCTGCCTTCTTAGCTTCGTCCATAGCTGAACTAGCTGATGATAGAGCTGATTGAGCTTCTGCCATAGCATCTGTTGCTACTTTGTTGACATTAGGGATGGTTGTATTCTTAATAGTGTCTAAAGTAGTTTGATGAGTAGTTAATAAATTAGCATTAGCACCAGCTTTATCCAAAGCGGCTTTGGCTTTAGTATCTGCATCTTGAGTAGCTTGAGATAAAGTGTTCATTACCAAGGTGTTTTCTTCAAACTTCTTATTGAAAGCTGTAGATTGCTCTCCTGTTAGTCTTTCGGCTTCTGCCACAGCATTCGTGTAAGAGGTCTCTGCCGCTTGCTTAGCTTCTTCGGCTGTAGATATGGCTGTACTCACAGAGGTGTTTACTTGTTGCGTAATTAATGCGTCTTGATCATCAGCGTATTTATTTGCGTTAATTAAAGCTTGTTCTGCTTCACTTACCGCCAACGCTTTTGCACTTTCAGCGGTTTCAATTGCGGCGTTGACTTCATCCTCCATAACGTGCATGTTTCGATTATAAGGATGGTCTATCCACATTCCACTTTCTTCATCCCAGAAATACATACCACCTTGTTGATCAAACCAAACATCACCATTTTTAAAGTTACCCACGGGTTCGGTAACCGAATAAATCATACGTTCCCCATTAGCGTTTAAAATTTGGTTGACGGTTTGTTTAACATTATTGTTAACGTTTGTTTCGATTTCTCTAACAGTATTTTGAACATTACCAACATAAGATTGTTTAGCGTCACCCAATTGAATAGTGATGTATCTGTTAGTATATCCGTCATAAGTGTAACCGACCATTCTTATTTCCATGTCCACGTCATGTTTGACGTATTTAAGCACCAACGAATCGCCTAAGTTGATAACAGTATCATCAACGATATTGGTACCTACTTTAATGTTTCGAGATGGTTTGTCAATATTATCGGTGGTGAATTTTAGATTCAACCAATCAGTCATTTCTTTCTCTGTACGGATATCGTTATTAGTGTATTGTTTTTCAAACACAATACCACTGTAAGCGTTTATCAACGGACTTTCTACCTTTACAGAAATCTTATGTTTGATTTCTTGGTCAGAACCTTCTGGACGTTCTGTCCATTCAGATTTACCATACAAGCGAGTGGTGACATCTTGGATAGATTCTTCGTCCGTGAAGTCTGAGATATTTTTCTTTTCGTACAGCAACGCGCCCGTGTTCTTACCTAATCTGTTCACCACACGAACATCATATCCGTTAATGACTAACTCTCCTTGCCAACGCGCCACTATATCTTTGAATATATCCAGTGCGTTGTATAGTTGGTCGGGGTTGTTCTCACGCTCCTCGGTATCTTGCGTGTGATAATCGTGAGTATCTGTGATATTGGACGTGAATGTGAAAGGTGTTTCAATGAGTAGATTATTCACAAAAGTGTTCACCGCTGCTTGTCCGCTCAACCCTCTGATAGTTAGTGGCTTGACTAACTTATTACGCATATCAGCATAAAACAACGGCCACGCTTCGATTGAAACATGGTCCATATATTTCACACGGTCCATAATCCTAAAAGGTTGCATACCGTCTGGCGTATGTACTTTGACAATTTTATCTTTTTCGATGATTTTATATATCCCCTTATCATCTAAAGGATGATTGAAGGTAACAAAAAAGCTGTCATTGATTATATTATCAACAACAACTTCGTAAGCTTTATTTAGTGGCTGACCGTTATAGGTAAAGTCAGTCACTGTACTATCATATATGTAAATTATAGCCAACCCCACCTTTCTAAAATTTCTACACGATCAATGCCACTACCTAAAGTTATTGTATTTGTACTCTCAGCAGGAATTTCGAAAAAATCCCCACGCATAATATTGTTCGCCTGAGCATTATTTCTGTCACGAACATCTTGTTCTAAATATTTGTTTTCAATGGTTAGCTTATCGATCAGTTTGGCTATGTATACCGTTTGATTCCCAATCTTAATGCTCGTTTGTACACTCGACGTACCGAATACGGTAATCAACGGGTACATTGGAGCATTCGTATGATTGGTTATTTTATCACCCGCTTTATAAGTCCTCGTTGATTGGTTGAGTTCAAAACCAAAAGGCTGACAGGTAAAGGTGATATCAATCCTATATCCTGATACAGCATCTATTAAACTATGGTCCATTGAAACATCTAAAATTTCATAATAGACATCCGGTTCATCACCCGCAATTAATTTACCATAATCTTTTGCCCATAATTTCAATTTCCGTAAATCTTTTAAAGTCGCTGTCGGACAGTACAAACTATATTCTTTAGGAATTGGTGACCATGCATGAACATTGTCTTTGATTGCACCGGTCGTATAGTCTGTTTCAATTAACTTGTTCTTCTTAACAGGCATTCTAAAACCATCATTTGTTTCAACATAGATAGGAAAGGAGAAATTATCTGTTGATACATTATTAACCACCAATTCATTAATTTTTACCAATTTCTAGTTACCTCCCATTCCCATTACACTACTTCGATTTAGCTTATTATTCATAGTTTCATCAATGTAAGGAAATATAGTATTCCCTACTGCTCTACCATCCATACTAATCACTTGACCTTGAGCGACTAGACTAATTAAAGTTTCTAATAATTGATTGGTGTCTGACATATCGACATTTGAACCATTATTCGTCTGAGCTTCTAACACTTTCGTTCTGTCATTGCTACTGATAGGTGTAATTGATACTTTTCCTTGTGCAATTTGGAAAATTTCCGGTCCAGCTTCTCCTACTAACCCTGTATAACCTTCGTACGCATTATCAATTCGTCCGCCTTTTGCGAATTTAGGTAGTGCATCAAGATATTGTGCTAATGACGTATTATTGTTCACAGATGTTCTAAAAGCCTGTCTAGATGGCCAAATCCGTGTTCCTCTTGGTAGATTATGTAACTCCCAATCATTACCAGATACACCAAATTGTCCACTAGGCATTAAGTATGGTTCGCGACGTCCACCATCACCTAACCAAACTTCTCCACCTTCCCAGCTTGGGTCACCAGTTGCTTTACCCTTAATAAATTTCTGAACAGTTTCATAAATTGTTGTGAATACAGATTTTTTACTTGAAGGCGCATTATTTACAGACCGTGTCCAATCATTTACCGCACCAGTATTACTACTTGCATTCGTACTTGTTGTTGCTCTTGTATTTGTAGAGTGAGTATTGCCTTGCGCAGTATTCCACGCATTAACCTGTGAAGTAGGTGTTGGTGCGTTTGTTGACGTTCTTGCTGAAGTACTCGTACTATGCGTTCCACCTTGAGCTGTGTTCCAAGCATTAACTTGTGCTGTAGGGGTTGGCGCATTGGTACTTGTAATTGCTGATGTTGAAGTAGATTTAGCATTATTCTGTGCTTGATTCCATCGCTCAACTGCAGGACTATTGGCACTAGCATTTTGGCTAGTTTCAGCAGCGCTCACCACCTTTGGTTTAAAGGCATCAGTTATACTATTCCAAAGGGCAACTGCTCCATTGTTCTCGTCAGCGTTTTGGCTCGTATGGACATTGCTTTCTTTCGATTCGGGTAGACCAAATAAAGCTCTAATAAATTCACTAACTGAAGTAGTATTCTCATGAGTATTACCTACATCGGTTTGAATTTGACTTTGTGTATATGCTGGCGCATTATCTACGGTTTCATTCCATTGTTTTCCTTCTTCAATATTCCCTTCAATGTTAGGTGTTTGCGTATAGTACGTACTTTCACCATCAGAAGGTTTTGTAATTATTTCGTGCCAATCTTTAACTTTATCAAGTGTTTCTTCACTAATAAACTTTGCAAAGAAAGAGCTATCCACCCTAGAGGGCGTTTTACCTACTTCTTCATTATAATCCCTAGCCAATTGAGTCGCTTCAGATACACCATCTTCTACCACCACGATTTTTCCATCTTTTACCGTTAAATCAAGACCAGTCCATTCTTCGTATAATGCTTCAACCTTAGCTTCTGCATCTGGAGCGTTTGTATCAATCTTAGCCAACTTTTCAGCAAATTCAGTAACAGACCATTTTCCTTCAGCTTCTCCAACGGTCATTATGACTTCGTCAACATTAGTTGAAGCTAGAAAAATCTGCTCTTCTGGTTCTAACTCATCCCATTTACCTGCATCTTCCAGTGCTTCTCTTAGCTCAGCGCCACCTTTAGTTGTAACGATAGCTAGTTTTTCTTCTAAAGATAAGTTTTCCCACTCGCCATTAGCTTGCAATGCATTAACAATGAACTCTCTAGTATTATCATTAATATCCGCATTCTTGGCTATGAATGTTAATTGATTCCAACCGTCTTCAGTTTTAGCAAATTCTGCTAGGGCTTTTTTTGACTTATCATTAATTTCGCCTAAATCCATTTCTGTCACCAAGTCATTCCAAGCATTACCAGCTTCTTTGGCTTCTTTTGTCATACTCTCACTGACTTTAGCCATTGTATTTACACTTTCATTACTTAGTTCCTCTAATTTGGATATACCGTCCTCATAGTTAAGCCCCATCTGTTCTAGTGAATTTTTGATACCTTCTTCACTTTTTCCAAATACACGCATCAATTCAATCATGTCAGCGGAAGTATTTGCAATCTGCTCTCTTCTTCCCTTATTCAATTCACCTAAGGCAGTGTTATATTCATCTTGAGAAATTTCACGACTAGCTAGCGCTTCATCTAAAATACGTAACTGTTCATCATATTCATCAGAATCTGCTTTAGTTTGTTCTTGAAGAAACTTCTTACGGGTTTGTAACTGTTCTTGTGACCAGCTATACATTTCATTATCTAATGCTTTCCTAGCTGAAGATTTAGCCGTTGAATCCTCTGCTAATGCATTATTACGTATTTCAGCCATTTGACTATAGTAGTTTTCAATCTGATTTAATTCAGAGTTAGTTAATTCTCTACCTTCTTCAATAGCTTTGCTGACAATTTCATTCGCTTTCCCAGCTAACTCTTCTATTTTTCCGATTGCTTTTTCGTTCTGGGCAGAGTTTCTTTTCTCAGCTTCTTCTAAAGTCTTTTGGACATTCTCAGGTAATTTATCAAATTCAGAAGACATATCTTCTGTCATTTGTCTGATATCTTCAACTGACTGTGAAGTAAAATCGTTTAAATGTTGTTGAAAACCGTTAACCGCTTCTGGTCCACTATTAAACATTTCAGATATAGCATTATCCATTTCAAGTGACATTTGATTAGTATCATCAATAATTTGAGCTGTATTATCTGACAAGGCTTGTCCAAAACGATTCGTTTGATCCGCAGCTTTATGCGCATCTTCGCCCCAAAGTTTCCAAACTGCCCATCCACCTGCAGCAACTGCTGCGACTCCTAAAGCCCAAGGTAATGTTGTGGCTAACGCTGTCGCTAGCCCACCTACACCACTTGAGCCCGCTGCAGTTGAGGCTCCTCCAGCTAAAGTGGTTAATGCTGTTCCAGCTGATGAAGTAGCAGGCCCTAGTAACTTAGCACCAGCTTCCCACTTACCAAACATTCTGACTAATTTAGAACCACCAGTATACAATGTACCGATACCATTACCAACTTTTCCTATTCCGGATAATAATGGTCCCGTTGCCGCTGCGAATGCTAAGAATTTAAGGATAGTCTGTTGCGTTTCATCATCTAACTCATTGAAGCTATTCACCAATTCAGTTACGTTTTCCGCAACTGCCGTGATAGCTGGTGCTAAAGCTTCAGTAATTTCAATGCCTGCAGTTTCTAAGGCACCCATCATTTCTTCGATTGTACCCGCCACATTATCTTGCATAGCTTTAGCCATTTTATCTGCAGCTCCTGCTGAATTTTCTAAGCTGTGTGATAGCGTATCGACTTTACCACCGCCAGCTTCAACTAAAGCCATCATTCCTGACATAGCCTCTTGGCCAAAGATCGTAGCCATCGTTTGAGCTTGCTGTTCTTTTGTCATACCTTGCATTGAACCGGCTAATTCTGTGACGATTTGAGACATTGGTTTAACTTTACCGTTCGCATCAAAGGCATTAAAACCTAATTCAGCCATCGCATCGCTAGCTTGTTTAGTTGGTTTAGCAAGTCGAGTGAAAGCCCCACGAAGTGTTGTTCCGGCTTGACTACCCTTAATACCTGCATCACTCATAATACCAATTGCAGCTGCTGTATCTTCGATACTTAACCCTAGAGTATTGGCCATAGGCGCCGCATATTTCATTGCTTCAGCCATGTCACCAACTTCAGCATTAGTGTCTGCAGCGGCTCTTGCAAAAACATCAGCAATATGAGCGGAATCACTTGCTTCGAGTCCAAATGCATTGATAGCCGTTGCTGCTGCTTCAGAAGCTAGCGCTACATCTCCACCAGATACTGCAGCTAAATCTAGCACACCGGGCATGGTGGCCATGATTTGACTTGCATCAAACCCAGCACTCGCTAAGTTTTCCATACCCTGTGCTGCTTCACTGGCACTAAAAGCGGTTGAAGCCCCTAATTCCTTAGCTTGTTCAGTCATCGCTTCAAGTTCGCTACCTGTTGCCCCTGCTACAGCTCCTACCCTTGACATTTGTTTTTCAAATTGAATACCAACGGTAGCGGCTGCTGTTCCCATTGCGACTAACGGCACAGTGACTGATGTTGTTAACTTACTACCTACAGAACCAATTGCGCTAGAAACAGACTTAATTTTCCCACCAGTTTTCTCCATTTTATCTGCAGTATCAGCAAAACGACCACCGGCATTTACATAATCTTCTGTTAATTTCTGTGCTTGGTTAGACATTTCTGCCATACTAATTTTTGCCGAGTTTATTTTACCCGGCATTTTTTCAAGCTCTTTATTATAATTTGCTTGCGTTTTTTCTAACTCAGATAATTCATTTCCAAGGGCATCGGTTTCTGCTTTAGACTCCTGCCAAGCTTTCTTAGCTTCCTTAGTTTTGGTTGCATTCCAACCCATAGTATTACCGAGTTCTTTATATTCTTTTTCCAGTTGATCAGTTATCGTTTTCGATTTAGAAAAAGCATCAGAAGTCGATTTGATATTTCGTTCTGTGACTTTAAGATTAGAGCTAAAATCTTTTTGAGATGACTCTAATGATTTAAGTTTTCTAGCTTGAACATCGTATTGTCGTTCCAGACTTTTCAATTCAGTTTGAAATTTACTTGTAGCCGATGCATTATTACCTAGCTCAGCCATTGCTAGCCTTGTTTCTTGTGCCATGGTCCGAGCTTCTTGGCCAGCTGTTCTTAGATCATTCTTATACTGATCGACACCTTCCGCCATCAAGCGGACACCTATTCGTCTTAATTCAGACATTCGTTACCTCCTCCCTATAAGAAATTAACACCTGGCATTTCTGATGGTGTACTATCGTTATCTGATTCTTTTTCACTGTTTTTTGTTAATTGGTGTAACATTTCAGAAATTGCTAAAGCATCATGTTGATATAAAAATTCATCCATCGTTATGCCAAATAGCTTTCTGGACATGGTATAGAGATAGTCAAAATCTATGCTTTGTCTTTCTGTACTCCCACTTTGGTCTTCTTCGCCTTTTCCTTCAGTTCTTCCACTGGTGGATTGAAGGCAATGTCGAAAAAATCATTATAGAATTTAATTGCTTGATAAGGTGTGGTGTTTTCTGCAACTTCTTCAAACGTCACGTCTAATCCATTAGCTTTCATGACTGCAGTCGCAAATTTGACCATAGCTGTATTGCCATCAATTTGTAATTGCTCATCAAATTTTGATTGTGTGTAGTCAAATAATTCTTCCATATAAATCCAAACTGCATTATTTACACGATATTCTTTTTCTTCACCAGTGATATCAGATGTAAAAGTCTTAACTGTATTTTTAAAAATATTACTCATTAAAATCCTCCTAAATATAAAAAGAGGCCAAATAAGGCCTCATTAAATTAAACTTGTGGGTCGGCACCGGAAACTAAACACTCTGCTAAAGTGGCTTTATCAAACCAACCTTTTTCTAGCAATGCATCACGATCATACATTTTAGCTGTTGTAGCACTTCGTAAATCTGCTTTTACATACAGAGTATTGTTTAAATCATCTGCAGCATCTGCAATTGCAGGGCGATAAATTAAAGCATTACCTACAATAGAATATGAAGTGATCTGTGCTTCTTTAGTATCCGTTTCAGTTTGTGGATTTAGACCAACTGGTTGCAATTGACATTTTGGCATATTCACAATTACTTCCCCGCCGTTTTCATCTGTCATTGGGAATGCGAAACGGAAGAATTTTTGAATTGGGTTTGAGTTGTACCCATATACTCCTTCACCTAATTTAATTGCGCCTGTCATACGTTCAGCAAACCCCTCCGGTAAGTATCCAGCAGATAAATTAATTGTTAAGTCTGATACTTTCCCTAAGTCCGAGTGCTTTTTGTTTGATAAGAAAATCGGACTAGATTCATATGTCATTTCAGTTTCTGCAGATTGTAATGAGGGTACAATTTCAACCTCTTCTGCATACACTGGAGCTACTGAGGCTGTTTCTTCAGTAGTCATTTCTTGGAAATAACCGTCACCTAAACCTGTCATTAACGTTTGTTTCTTAACTTGTGCCATAAAATGTACATCTCCTTTTTGTATAAAAAAGACAACTAGTTTTTAGCTAGTTGCCTATAGTGTCTTGTTCAATTTGTTTAATTATTTGTTCTTCTGATTGTTCAGCAGCAGGCCTTACATGCGGTCTGGGCCTATCTTTGTAGGTACCGACTTCATGGAAATATAGATGAAAATTAGGCCGTTTATCCCAACCAATTAATCTATCATTTGCATCTCTTTCAAACACAATTCCCGCTACCCCTGCACCTGTTTTATTCAATCCCTTAGAACTAGCGATTGATTTAGCTTTATTTACAATTAAATTCGCACCTTTATCCATTGCTTGTGGTAAACGTTCAGATTTTCTGATTAAATCTTGAATGTCACTATCAATTGATGATTCAACACCAATCATTTCTGCCTTAACTCTCACGAACGCACCTCCAAGAAATAATGGTAAACCGGATAGTTTGTATTATTATCAGTATCAGTTGCTTCCAACCAATCGGTGGTAAATAGACTTGCTTGCTCTAATCTATTTTCGATTTCACTAAGCATATTATTACCTTCAACGTCCAATGGTGTCAGAGTGAACACATCGACTTGATACCAGATATTACGATTAGCTTTTTTATTTGATAACCTGTCAGTGTAATTATTACCTAGATTAAATCTTATAAATGGAAATTTAGCATTCATGCTATTTCCATAAAACCATGTATAATCTAACTCTTTAAGAACATCGGCTATATCAGACTTTAGTGTCACTATAGCCACCTTCTTTCGCTAGTAACAATTCTGTTTCGTTATTAGTAAAGTCGGGGAAAACTTTGACGATATCGTATGTTACAGACTCATCTTTATTTAAAATAGCAGTCATTCCACTATGCATATGTAGATTTAAGGGGATTCTAACCTGTCGTTCTAAAGTGACATTTTGACTGCCAAACTCGTAACGATCTTGGCTGTGAATTCCCTGCAATCTAATAGGATAAGTCCCTAATAGTTTCAGATAAGTAGCACCGGGAATAGGTGTGTTATATTCGTCAAATTTAACTCGACGTTCTACTATCCCTAAGATGCCATCGTTATAAGCATTTTGAATTCGCTTATTTTTAATTGTCTTGTGCAGACTCATTTAAATCACGCTCCATCGCCAGTTGCAGACCGAATGCATTCAAGTCATGCATAAAATTCTGATAATATAACTCACTTGCGTTTGCTCGCACATATCTTGCACGGTCAAACACTAGCATTTTACCTGTTTTATTTGTTTCAATATCAAAGTAGTCTGAATGATCTACCACATACTGATATGCTGACTCCAAGTTTCGTTTAAAAACTTCATCAGACTCTACACCTAATCCGGTTTCTCTAACATATAAGTCTTTGAATTCTTTTATTAATCCTTCGCTAACTGTAGATGTCATAATACCCACCTAATCATCAATCGGTTCTTTACCAACGTATCCTTCATCTTGTAAAAACGCTAAACGTTCTTGGTCTACTTCACGTTTAGTTGCTGGATAAACAGAAAAGTCGCCCTCTACAGTGTAGTGACGACCTTTTTTATGTTCTCCAGATTTTAGTTTATCTTGGGTATCATAAAAACCTTTTAAAATTGGATATTTTTCCATTCTTTATACCTCCTGATTAAACTTGTGGGTCTGTTTCGACTTTAATAGGATTAATTGTATCTTGTTTTGCTAAGTCTGCATCAGCTTCAGCTTCAGGTACAGTTACACCTTCAATATCTGCTAAATCTAATACTACAAAGGCATTAGGGTTTTTAGCCAACCCATTTGAGAACATTTTCGCAATGAATAAATCCATGTCTTCAATTGCTAAAGTTTCTTCATATTTTTTTAGCTCTACATCACCAGCAACGGCTAACAAGTAGTTTTTCAAGTTACCTAAAATCGCTTTACCTTCTGGTACGGCATATGATTTGACAACAGATTCTCCGTTCGGTAATCCTAATTGTACCCATGCACCTGTTTGAGTATTTTGGAAGAATAAATTTGGAGAAATTTTAGTTTCGTAAGTAACAGGGTTCACTACTAATGAAATTTTCCCGTTTAACATTTTCTTTTCTGCTAATAATCCACGAGGCCCACCAAATGATTTTGGTGTTAAATCTGTAATTTTAACAGCAGGTTTTTCTGGATAAACACCATCTGTTGAACCAGATAATTTACGCATAATACCAATAGGTTTTAATTTACCATCACCATTAATGACCGCTAACTCTAAAGTAGCTGCCATCACTTCACGTAAAAATGCAGTGACATATTGCGCTAACCAAGTTGGCCCTAATTTAAAGTAGCCTTTAGGCAATGCAATGAAACCAGATAATTTAGCTACAGTCATATCTAATGATTTGAATGAACCAATTAAGATTTGACGAATATCCGCTGGAATTTCTGACCAGAATGCAGTTTGTTCTGCGTGGTCTGCATAGATGTATTTAATTGCCGCTTCGGTATAACGCGTATCAATTTCAGATAGTACGGGTGTTCTTGTGATAAGTCTTGCATAATTGTTTCAATAATTGTTCTTGGAAATAGCTCATCTAATCCGTCAACAGTTTGTTTTTCAACCGCTTCAGCAAAGAATTTCTTTTCTTTTGGTGTCATTTGTAATCGATTCGCACGATTAGCCATTACAGTATCTTCATCGCGCGCACTTTCGTATTTAGCGATTTCAGCGTTTACTGAATCTTCCATAGATTCAGCCAAAGCTAATGAATAATCTTCAAATGCTTGTTTTTGTACCTCTGTTTCTTCAGATGATAATGCATCATACATTGCTTGTGTAGCTGACTGCAATTTATTTTCTTTTTTATCAGATAATTTAATTGTCATTTATTTCTCTCCTTTATATTTAAACGTTAAACGTTTTGACTAAGTTACTTAAAAATGCATTTGGTTTGTTTTCAGTAGATTCTCCAGTTAACTCTTCATCTTCTGACTCTTCCATATCCTCTAACTCATCATTGGCAGAATTTTCTTCGGCTTTTGTATCATCAGCCTTAGCTGAATATTTATTTAATAAGCTAGCGATTAATAAGTTATCCTGCGATTCTACAGAATCACCATCTTTAACAGTTTTAGTTGCAAAACCAAATACTTCAGCCTGTTCAGCAGTTAGCCAGGACTCATTTTCCAACAATTCCATCAGCTCTTCTTCTGTACCGTTAAAACGTTCCATATAGATATCTCTATATGATTGTTCCAAAGATTCTAAGGCGCCGATTTCTTTTTGCAAGTCACTCTTATTCCCAATGACGTATGCCCAAGGGTTATGAATCATAAAAGTAGTTCCGGACGGCATTGTTAACGTGTTCCCACAAGTTGCAATGACTGATGCTGCACTTGCTGCGATACCATCGATTACTACATCAACTTCATCAAAAGTAGATTTAATATAATTACGAATAGCTACGCCTTCTGTTGCATCGCCACCGTATGAATTGATGTGAACTGTTAATTTAGTTTTATCTAATCGACTCGACATTCGACGAACGTACTCAAGTGTGACTCCGTCCCATGCATCACCAATCGTTCCATATAAAAATAACTTATCCTCTTCAGTTGAAACAGATGCTTTGATAGGCTCTTCTACCATCATTTTTGCTAATTTCTTATTCAGTATTCTCACCACCTTTCAATGATTCAATGTTTTTGGTTAAGTAGTAAGCTGACGATTCTGCATTTTCTAATCGTTCATATCCTGCTTCTTCCCGAATATCATCCGGACTAAATGAACCAATACCAATCAGTTTTTCTGCACTAGTAGCAATATCGAAAATATTGATATAACGTAATTTCAGAGTTGAAGCTTTTACATAATTACCAGAAATATATTCATTTGGTGTGTAAAACTTCCGATTAATTTCGTCAGAAATTTGTTCAACAAGTGGTTGAATAACGTTAATCAAATATTCATCCTTATGTTGACTGACGTCCGCCATGTCACCATAAATTAATGATGGATGGATACCAACAACTTGTACGACTGCATCGAGATACTCATCAGAAATTTTATTCATTTCATCAACCTGACTATTGGCAATACCGGTACTACTAGAATGTTCCTTGTACTCCATACCATCTTGTAACGGTACGACACCGACTGTTTTGTTGCTAAATGCTTTGAAAACTTTATCTACAAAAGTTTGTAAATAACTTTGGGCATTTTTTTGCTTACTTAGCGAACCAGTTAGTTTAGCAGTAGCACGCACTTGATTTGTCCTCATTGCTACTTGAATCAACCTAGCAAATAAATCACCGTACGAATCATCCAATTGATGTACTAATCGTTTTAAATCAGTATTTTCATATTTAAGATGTATAACTTCTGTCTCACTAAAACTTCTATCCATATTTAATCCATTAACAACAATGTCACTATAGATATTTGGGTATACGGCAAACTCTTTTATTTGAAAATCGTCAGCCACTAAGAAGTAATCTTCTTTTGTCACAATAATTAAACATTCGTTATCTTCATAAAATAATTTACGGATAACTTTTTGCCAAAACTCTGTTGCGTTATCATTTAAGTTAGGTTGGACGTTCAAATGGTAATACAGGTCATCTCGCTTAAAATTTCCGCCGTTAAACGTCTTCCATTCAACAAGTGATAAAGACCTAGCCACCTTACCTAAAACCGTGTCTAACGCTCTCTGTTTCATTAATGTGGCGTTGTAGTCTTGCTCCAATAAAGTAATTTCTTTAATAATATTCGCATCTGGGTGTCTACTAAAATAATTAAATACGCCTATAACCTTTCACCGCCTTTCATTTTAAAATTAGATACATTAGATCACCTCCAGAGTTCCGTTACGTAGCGACCTTTATCATCCATAACATCCCTCCTTTCACTAGAAATCTATATCAGCTAAAATGAATTCTGATGGAGCTTCTAAATTTGTATCTGCAAAATAAAAAGCATAAAACAGAGCCATGAAACCATCTGTCTTACGCCTTAACTCTTCTTTCTTTTCATATAGCTTATTACCTGAAGCATCATACTTTACGAATACATTATTCGTGTACCACCTCATCATGTTATCATTACCCCAACGAATATGTTGTCCACCAAAAACTCTATCGATTTTATCTGATACTTGACCAGAAGCGACTCTAGGGTTATTTACCCAGACTACTTCAAAGCCAACATCTTCTAACGGTACTTTTAAAGTATTTAGTTTATGCTTATCAAGAACTATTGTTTGAAGCATAGGATTCTCTTCCCGCATTTTTACAAACCAATCCACTATATGATCAACTGATATTAAGGGTTCATCGATAATTGTAAGTAACCCTTCTTCTTGCCATTCTTTTATCGGCGCTTTAATCGTAAATTGATTTAAAAAGTTCTGGTTTACAAAACTATGATGTTTCCAAATATACTCTTCGTTTTCGTCCAAGAATAAAACGCCACATGCAGTGAAGTCTCGTGCTTGTGCAAAGTCACAAGCGCCTAATGCTGATAATTTTGAGGTATCTTTAGGAATAGGTCTGGTTGCTGCGATCAACTCTTTTTTCGGTACCACAGTGCGATTTGTATCTTCCAACAATGTATTCATATTTTTAATCGTAAATTTAATCTTATCTGTTTTACCAGACTGGATACCATAATAACGTCGTTTCTGTTGTCGCATATGTTCTTTGGCATATTCTGTCATTGGTGGGTGATACATAGGATTTGCTTTTTGCCACATATCAAAATTATTCATTTCTGATAAGTCATCTAACTTACAAATCCAAGGAAACATTCGCGTATATGGATCTTCACCGTTCAATATATTTTTAGCAATATCCATTGTTTGATCATAGACACCGTCACGTTGAAAACCATTCGTACCAATATAGTAAGCTCTAAAGTCTTTCACTTTACCACGAGCTGATTCAAATATTTCCAACTGGTCATTCTTTATATATTCATGAATTTCATCAAATCCAACGCAAGCAACCCGTAATCCATCTTTTGTATTCGTGGATGATGTTCTAAATTTCAAAATACTGTTTGAATCAATACCTTTTATATACTGTTTATTCTTATAAAAGTATGATTTCAAATCTTCATTGCTATCTAGCATGTCATAGATTTCATCAAACGAAACCATTGCTTGGTCTTCTGAGTTAGCTACAATATCAACATTATAGTTTCGGATACCATGTAGCGGACTAATAAAATAGTTACTTAATCCACTAAACAAACCGTTTTTCCCAGAACCACGAGCCATTGTCCAAAAGTGTGAGTCATAAAATAAAGCATCAGTACCATCTTCATTTATCCTTAGAAAACTAAAAGGAATTAAGAACTTTTGAAAATCAGCTAATGGAAAATACCATCTTTCTATGTAGTCAATGCAGTTTTCTATTTGTTCAACATCAAAATAAACATCATCTCGATTCAATACATCTCGTTCTAGATATTCAAATAATTGAATACGTTCTTTATTTAAAATAATCTTTCCATCATCAAATAAATCCATGTAATGCTTGACTGTTGGGTACATCGTTTTAAACGTCATAGTAAATCACGTTTCATCGCCACGATCTTATCTCTTGGCTTTTCCGATATTATATTGGTAATTGCTTTATCAGATTTTGCATCATTTTTGAACTGTATAGAATCAAGCAATTTCATCATCGAAGCTTCTAATTTGGTCCATGAATTAATAGCTGGGTTCTCTTTTAAGAAACTTTGAGAACCATTAACAGTTTCAACAATTACATCGTGCTGCTTTATCTTTTGTTCTAATTTCTTTTGGATATCATACATCACCAAATATCGCTCAACCTTATCGACTTCAACTAAATTATTCGTATCTATGTTTTCTAACATATACGTTTTTAATTTTGTTTTTGCTGGTCTAGCCATCAGACCCCCCCTTCCTTAAAATGCCCCCTATTGCGTATAGGAATTTCAAAAAAAGTTCCACAGTCGCATCCCCTCCCCGCTGTGCAGAGTGAAATTTATTTTTCAAAACTTTTAGCGGGGGTATACCTAAAAATTTTTACCACCATTCATCATCTGACCATTTACTTTTCTTTCTGAATTCATTCCCTTTGAATATTCTGTCATGTTTCAACTCATGATGATAATGACATAATACTTGTAAGTTATCCTCGTCCAATCTCAAGTCTGGTCTATCTTTTAATTCAAGTATATGATCAACAATAAGTGTAGCTACATCATGTGACGTGACTATCCCTTGTCTCTTACATTGAATGCATTCATAGTTATCACGTTGCAATATATACTCACGCATCGCTCGCCATTCTTTAGACCAATAGAATTTGTTACGTTCTTCTGTAGTTTCATACACTTACTATCACCTTCTTAGTTAGTAATTAAAAAGAACACCAAGCTGATTAGACTTGATGCTCTGCTGTCAAATATTAATTTGTAGTATGTTTTGTTTTATCTTTCGACACTAACAATATACTATGTGAACCACTCCCACTACTACTATCATTCACTCCCAATTAACTCCCACATTACTCTCATTTACTTTCATCATCTCATTCAATTCTTTGAGTGCTGCATCATGTAATCTATACATTTTACTTTGAGAGCAATGCATATCCTGCCACACTTCAAACCAAGGTAAGTTGTCAAAGTATCTCAGTGTGATTACTTCTACATAAGATTCGTCGCTTAGTGAGTTGACGTAATACTTTAATTCTTGTTGCTCTGCATTCACTACTATTGATTGTTTGAGAATTTCAGATTTCAAATCAGATATCCTTGCCAACTGGCCATCAAATGAATTACTCTTTGAAGAAGTAACAACTACCTTTTTTAATTCTGTAGTTGTATTTGTTGCAATGGCATTTAATTCTACCAACTGTTCTTTGTATCTCTGCAACTTCTGTTGCTCATTACTAAACTTTAAAAGTTTTTCTTTAGCTAAATTCGTCACTCATACAACTCCCTCCTTGTTGTCAGCTGTCTATCTTATGTCTATCGACGAGGATAGACACCCCTAAGACTTACTCCCCCAATCGATTCAGCGTTTAAAATTCAAAATGTAAGCGTAGTTTTCACTCTAATATTATTATATATATTTACTACTTTTTATTATTTTTTTCTTTAAATATATAAAAGGAATAAAAGTAAGATAGACAAGATAGACACCCTCTATAAAACCCTTCATATCAACGTTTAAGTGTCTATCATTGTGTCTATCGAACTGTCTACTGTCTATCCTCAACTCGGAAAAATGACCATTTTTATAACTTATTTTGTATAAAAAACCAAGAAATCTGCTAATTTGCTGGTCGATTTTGACCAGACATTTTATAACTTTCGTGGTCGATGTTGATATATCAAGGCCCATTTGACCACGAAAATGAGTGTCTGGTCGATTTTAACCACGAAAACAGCAAATTCTCTGGTCGATTTAACTTTTTGGTTATTATTTGACCAGAACGAATATTTGTTGTCTTTTACCATTTATCCTAGATTGTTTGGTTTCGTATCCCTCATAGCTACAAATATATCTACTGAATGAAACTTTACTTACTGCTTTTAACCCTGAATCATAACACCATTGAGAGTAGTCAGTGTAAACTTCAGCAACTAACTCACCATCGATATCTGTTGTTTTGAGGTAACTAATGATTGGGTTGTTCTCTTCTTTGAATTTATCCAACTCATCTTGAACACCAGCAGGTTCTGTAAATTTCTTACGCTCTATTACATCCAACATGCCATCAAGTGCTAACTGTGCCATGTACTCTAACGCCTCAGGCGCTAGCAGCTTATCAATAATCGTTGGGTCATAGTCTGGATCAGTAGAACTGAATTTAGCTTTCAAAGGTACGATACAAATACGTCTTAGGAAACCATCAGAAGTATCATTGAATCGTGGTATGTCATTCGCACTGAATATTAACTTACTGTAGTTCTTCAAGTCGAATGGGTCTTTACCTTTACGCTCAACAGATAACGGCTCACCTGTTACTAATTTCTTAAGTACAGATGTCTCATTGATGTATGCCTTACTGATATCATCACCAATGTTGGCTAACTTCCCAAAGATTTCAGCGGTTTTAAATCGTTCATCCACTTCCCGGATGTCTAAGGACGATACGTTATCATTACCTAACATATGTCTTAACATAGTTAGCAGAGTTGACTTACCATTAGAACCTTTACCTTTGAGGATAAAAAACTTCCCAATTTCATTACGTCTGTATAATGTGTAGCCAAACATTTCTTCTATTAAACTACGAATTTTCCTATCCTTAGTAGATATTTTATCAAGCATATGATCAACCGCTTCACTGTAAGACTCTTCGTTATATCTAACTGGCAACTTATTAGTTGATATAATTTTAGGTGAGTGTGGCATGAGTATGTCATCAACATAGTCATAGATACCATTAGCGAAAACTATGTACCTCGTATCACTGAACTGTTTGACTGGCGCTTTTAACTTGATATAAGCTAGCACTTCTTGTCTATTGTTACGTTTGAGTGTAGGTATTTCTTTTATCATGAAACGTTCGATATGGTCCTCACCAAGCACGTACACTCCAGCATCATAGATATGTAAGTTGTTTTGAATACTGATGATGTTGTACTCATTAATTAAGTAATCACCAAATTTGTCATGTAGAAACTGCTTACCTTCATAAAACGACTGTTTCTTAAATGCTTCATCACGAAGGATAGTTTTAAGTTCTCTTGGTTTAAGTGGTTTAACAGCTAGGTATTCGTTGATAATTTTAATTGTTTCAGCGATTTGTTCCTTGTTCAAACTGTTACGTTGCAGCTTTAAAATGTAGTTGTAAAAGGTTTGATTTCGATTACCTTCGCTGATACCGTTTAAACCTTCACCCGCATCCTCATCATTTTTCTGTTTTCTTAGCGGTAATAACCATGCAGGTAAATCAGTTAGTTCATCTGCTTCAGTGATTAATTCACGCTTATCACCATCTATTTTAATTGGGTCAGCAGTCCACTTACTACCGATTTTATAGTCGGTTAACATGTCGATATTACTAAACCATTTAATTTTATTGGTTTTGATATTTGTGTTTTTAAAGTAAAAGTGTATACCATTGGGTGTTTCTCTTGAGATAACTGGTATTTCCTTATCCTCTAGGATATCAAGTAGTAACTCAGCTTGTTCAATGTCATCGATGTCAACCATGACTACATCGTCTTTTAAAATACCAACGAACGAATCTGATTTACGCACTGTTTCAAATGCTAGGAATTTTGCTTTGTCTTTTGGCTTACCAGCGTGCTTACCGTTACCTCTAAGGAAGCCTTTATATAATAGATCATTGACTGTTTGTTCTGACAAAGAGTAGCACCTCCTTTCTATTATGGAATTATTATCAATTTCAATATATAATTCTCCATATGGAGGCGATTATATTGAAAGAAGAATCATTAAAATATATATTGAAAGTAATACAAGTAAATTCTGAAAAAGATTTGAGTAGCTACATTTTCAAAATTGGAATTGATAAAGATGAAATTATCAGTCTTTTATCAGAACTTGAAAAACTTGAGTATATATATGTTCCAGAAGGTCGAGCTGTAATAATACAAACCTACGCCGGTCCAGAAGTTGACCCTGATATTAAATTAACCTATTCTGGAGAAAAGTTTTTGGACGATAAACAAGCGGATTACAAATCGATACTTAAATTAATTAAAGATAATAGACTACAAGATGATTCTCTTTCGTATCTAACGAGATATGATTTCGCTAATGATTTAAGAGCATTACAACATGAAGGCGTAATCGAAACAAGTAATGGTAAAAGTATTATCGCTTATTTTGGTAATGACGGTTTGATTATTCACCCTTCTATTTTCATTACTGTAAGTGGTCAAAGAATGTTAGGAGATATAATGGATAAAGAGCGCGGAACAAATTTCAATTTTAACGGTGGAAATATCAATTTTAGTAATAATAATTCGGGAACTATAAATCAAAACCAAAACAACTTGAATCAAATCAATTCTCAAGCAGAAATGTATGAATATGTTCAAGATGAAATGGGAAAAAGAGATATAAGAACACTTATAGAATTACTTGAAGAAATCCAAAGAGGAGAAGATAAGAATACCTTATTAGATCGCTTCAACGGATTCTTACAAAAGTACGCACCAATTGGAAATTTATTAACAACCTCAGCTGGATTTATCCATAATAACCTTCCACAAATTATAGAAAAAATAAGTACTTTTCTTTAAGCAAGCTTAACCGCTTGCTTTTTTTATTGCTTCAACTTAGCTAATTCTTCAGAATTGAAACCTTGAAAATCATATTTGATACCATCAGTGTCTGTAACTTCAATCACTGGCATTGCCTGGTACCCTAAATCCTCTTTAACATAACTTAAAGCTTCTGCATTATCTTCTACGTTGATTTCTGTATAAGGTACATTTGCCCACTTTAACCAGCGCTTTACGTTTTCGCAAATTCCACATTCATACTTTGAATACACTATAACTTGTTTAGTCATTTTATAGGTCCTCCTCTTTCACAAAAATGCCATTGATCACTTTACCTTTGCGGTCTTTAATTTCGGCATAAGCTGTTTCAAGTGCTTCTTGTATATCAATATCCCGTTGCATGCAATAGCCAATCAGAACTACCAGCGTACCGCCTACCGCATCAATTTCATTAATTCGAAATTGCTTTTCTATCCTTTCATCAACTATTTGCGATTTCCAGTAAGATTCTTTTAGTTCGTCAACTTCTTCTTGTAATTTCACTAACTGACCGCTACCTTCCAGTGAATCTAAATTGCGGTCAACAAACCATTGTTCTACTTTTTTAATTAATTCATTCATTATTTTTCTCCTCAACTTTCTGTCCTTTTAGCCAACCATATTCAACATAGTCTGACCATAATGATGTAATCATTGTCACTAGATGATTAGCGGAATGTTCTTTACACAATTCACACAAATCAAAATTCTTAATATGGAATTGAGGTTCTTCAAGTTCTTGGTAATAATTAGATTCTCCCCAATAGCCTATCTCTTTCGCAGCTCTTTCTACGGGTTTAAACCTACCCACTATTTCTTCGCCGCAAATGTCACAAAAATATGTTTCTTGAACAATTTTAATCATGATTAGTTAGTCCCCCTTTGTTTTTTTATCCTTAATAACATCGGTTTTACCCCCTACACTATAAAAAATATTTTGGATTGATATAATGTAGTAGCTTAAAATAGCTAGATTTTGACAAGTTATCATCTACTTTATATTTATGATATAATTCAACCATCGTTATTTGATATGGACCGCAATGTTCATACGGAACCATCCTAGTGGCATCTTTAAAAAGGAGGTGGTAAGTATGATATCAATTCTTAATGGATTAGAATCTGCATCTATAGTGCTCAATCTAATTGTTGCTACTTTGGATTTCTTGTCACTTGCCACTGATGGTGGGTCTGTATGAAATAACGATTTTAACTAGACTGATACACTCCTGCCTGTGCTTTTGAATATATTCTTATCTACGTTGTTAGTTGCAATTTTAGCTTGGGTCTTTCCGGCCTTTTTTCAACTCAGTTTCCACTTTCCCCGCCACTCTCACAACCTCCCAGTAAATCGGAAATTTTAGTTGGTTCTGCGTCTGTCATGTTAATTCCACCTATGCCCTTACTTTCTTAATCATCTGCCAAGATACTTTTGAACCGCGTGTTGCGATGTTTCTAAAAGTGATTACTTCTTTAGCTCGTTTACGCTTTTTAACTTCTTTTGTTTCATCACGTAACAGTAAGTCATCTTGGTAGTATTCTTTAAATCTTAAATATTCAACCCAACTAGATAAGACGACTTCATTCCGTTCGATGCGGCTGATACGGTCATCACTTGTTTTCAAATCAATAGCTGCTTGTTTACGTGTAATTTCTCGTTGAGCACGTAATTTCTTAATCCGATTACCATCAACCAACCCTACTGTATTTAATCGCTTTTGGTATAATCGTAAATTTTCTAAACTGTTCCAATCATCTCCATATACTTTCCCAATTGCTTTTTGTAAGTTATTGGATAATTTATTTGTTTCTTTGGAAGTCGCAATCCATTGATATGGTATGTCTGCTTGTTTAGAAATTTCTGCTCCCGTAACACCATAGTTAAATTGTAGTAAGTCGAACGTATCAAATACTGTATAACCCACTCTTAATCCCTCCTATATTTTTAAAATGGCAACATGTCATCTGTAATTTCATCCGGTTTAATATAATCAATTGTCTTGGCTTTAAAATCTTCTATCCTGTTCCACGCTTCAGCGATGTACCATGTGTAATCTAAATATTCTGGTATCTGCTTACCTCTTACGTCACCGTTATCGATAAATACCAACTCTGGTATACCAGCTATTGAATGTAAGCCATTCGATTTAACAGCTTTTAATTCATTGTGCTGTAAGCTATCTGAAGCGAATACACGATATACTTTTTCACTAAATTCTTGGTAGCCATATCTAGCACCGAGCGAACCAGTTGGTAACTTCACTACTTTTTGAAAGTCCATCAAGTTATTGCTATTAAATATTATTTCTTCCGGCTTAGTACCGTTTACTAAATACTGCACAACCGCCTTATTCAATATTGGTAAGTCGTTGTCAAACTTACTCAACTCTTTGGTATACGCACCTACTCGATGCACCTCGTCACCAATCAAAATATAATTATTTACATCTTTTAATATCACACGATCTATTTCTTTGAAATCTAATTTGATACCGTATAAATCTTCCCATTCAGCACATATCTCATCAATCACATCGAAGTCGTCATATTCAATCAAAATACCGTCTGTATTGCTGAATAGTATCTTGCAGTCATCAGCTAACATTTCCATGAGTTCTACCAGCAATACTTGACCAGTCGCTACTATACTGTTACGCATTTTAAGGTCATACAGTTTGTTAAAGTTATCTCCCATCGCTCCATAAGTATTATTGATTAGTTTTTTATATGCCTGAGCTTTTCGCTTATTACCTACATCCTTATAAGCCAATCGCTTATCATAGACTTCATTGAATTTATCTCGATTCGTTAAGTTTCTACTATATAAGTCATACTCAATCATCAGCGTTGGGTAATAACTAATAGCGTCTATCAGTAAGTAGTTACCTTTACTGTTCATCGGTTCAACACAACCGTGTATACCACCGCCAGCTATTCGATGCTGAACACCTTGCTTCACGTAATAGGTTTCCTGGTCTTCATCAAATATACCCTCAAACCAATCTGCTATTTCATTCGCCATATCAGTGTTAACTTCTGGCAGTATTAAGTCATACTTATCAGCTTGTTCTTCGCCTAATCCTTGTCTAGCACCAAATACTAAACTAGCCAATTGGCTATAAGACTTGCTGATGTGTTTAAGGTTTAATTTGAAGCTGTTTAAAATTTCTAGTTTTGTTTCGAATTCATCGATATCGTCCATGAACACTTCAATCGTTTCAAATACGTCATGCCTACAATAAAATTCTGTTAACTCAATTTCTTTTTCAGTTAATTTCCTATCTAAATTGAAATCGACTTGTGTTTCTTCAATATCATGACCAGCGTGTGCTTCTGACTCTTTCAATGATCGTTTAGGTTTTTGAACGTCAAACACATTTAACGGAAACAATCTAAAGTCATCAGTGTATTGCCATCCAAAGTTATCACCATTGATAATATAGTCTGATATTGCATATGGATTAATACCTAGCAATATACCCTTTAAAATGTATTGGTCATACCCTTTAATATTACTACCTATCCAAACGTCTTTAATGTGTCGCTCATACAATCTTGATAATGCAGCAGTGTCATTCACTATCACAATTGGCTCTGTGTATGGTATCTCTACCACACACAGCCAATCATGTTTAAATACTTCAAAATCAATAAACAACATAATTATTCAACTTCAAAAATGTCTGTGATTTCGTAAGTGTCATAACCTTTCTTGTTCTCGCCTTTCTTTAATAAATATTCGAATTGTCCGTCAATATCCATGTAAACAGTTTTGATTAATTCTGCATATTGAGAGAATGACTCAAAGTTAACTTCGGACTTGTCTGCGTCCCATAAGTTACGCAACATAGTGTTTGCACCATTTACTTGCATACCGAAGTAATCAACTGATGGGTTCATTACTTGGTTAAAGAAGATTAATTGATTCTTGTAGCTACCTTCCAAAATCTCGAAGCGAATAGTCATCATTGGATCACCTTTTTTGGTTTCCTTCAGTTCCATTTCAACTACTTCAACTTCGTATTCTCCATTTGGAATCTCTGGGAAATCTCCACCATTTTCGGCTGCTTCATTCACTGCTTCTTGTAATGCATCTAAATCTAAGTCTAAGTCTTTATCAAATTTATTCCAGTTAGTCATAATTAAAACTCCTCTTCTTCTAATTCAGTTACTTTACGGTCATTATTTTCTTTAAATTCTGTCAATACGATATCTGCGTTGTCTTTCCAATTCTCTAATTGCTCCATCATCTCATCGAAACGGTCATGAAACCGTTCGATTTGAGTGATAGTTAGTAGCAGCGATTCTTCATTAGCAAAATTTGATTCTAAAATTTTAGCTTCAGCAATGATGGATTTCATCCATTCTTTAATCAGTTTGTTATCCACTTCTTATACCTCCTACTTATTAGCTACGACGACTTCTGCGACGGCGACGAGTTGTAGTTACTTCCTCTTCTTCATCGTCCTCATCTGTTTTGCGTGAGCGACGTGCTCGTCTAGGCTTCTCTTCTACCTCGTCATCTTCAATATCTTCTGCATCATCAGACTCTTCCTCATCAACTTCTGGTTCTTCTTCAGTCTTGCGAGAACGTCGTTTGCGTGTCGGTTTTTCTTCATCCGGTTGTTTTTCTGTGTCATCAACTACTTCTTCACTTTCATTGGTTCTGCGTTTACGTTTTGGTTTCTCATCAGTTTCTTCTGACACATCTTCAGCCATTTCTACATCAGATAAATCTTCCGGCGCTTTACTCTTACGGGTACGTGAGCGTTTAGGTTTTTCTTCTGCTACTTCTTCGGTGTCGGTATCATCTTCATCAACAGGCGTTTTACGGCTATCTTTATAAGTTTTCTTGCCTTTTTGGGCTTTCTCAAGCTCACTTACAAATTGGTCATAGTCTAAGTCAATTTCATCTGTTTTAAATTCGATACGGCTACCACCAAAACTATCTTTGTCTGAATTTAATACCAGCACATGATCATCATCAGCATTAATATATGCCCGAATTGTCATATCAACTGTTCCAGATAAGAAATTGGCTTGCTTGTCATTAATGTTTGGTGCATAGTGGTTAATTTCAGCACCACCTTTTAACTTAGTGGTTTCTACTTTTTCTTTACTGATATAAATGATTTGGTAACCTAACATTTTTAGTCGTTTAATCGCATTGTTAAATTCTGTTTTGATTAGGCCCCAGCCTTTACCCCATTCACCATCAGACTCATGCTCCCAACCTTGTTGGTCAAATACATAAGTACGGCACAGCTCATATAAATCTTCTACTAAGTCAATCGCTACAGCTTCAAAGGTATTTTCTTCAGATGTTAAATCTGCTACTGTATCCAAGAATTCTTGCCATCCGTGTTCCGTTTTGATACGGCGGCCCTCTTTGATTTTCTTATCAGCTACTGCTACGACTGGTGCAGTTGTGTTGTCTGTATTACCGTCTGTGTTGATGAACAGTACGTTTTCTACATTGTCCACAAAAGTTGATTTCCCAACATATGATTCCGCATAGATCCAAAAGTCTGGTCTAATATCAATCTTCTCTTCTCGTCGTTCATTTTTTGGTAATGCCATTATTATCTCTCCTTCTTCATCCTGTAATGCATCTAAGTAATTAGGCGGTGTGCCAAACTCTCCTGCTAATGCCCTGCAAGCGAAACACTCACCATTTGGGTCACGTTCCCATTTGGTATCTCCCGATTTAATCCTGTTTTCAATTTCTTCTATCGTATTCAAAAAATACACATATTCCATATCGTCATAGTCAATTGGTAGGAATGTTAGTTGTTGTCCGTCCATTGTTTCCATTAGTCGTTTACGAAACTCATTTGTAGTTTCATTTTTCTTACGTCTAATCGAAGTTTTAGGAATAAATAGATAAGACAAATCTCTAACCTTATAACCCAATTGTTCTAGTTGCTCTTTATAAATGTGTAATTGTCCTGATGTTGCATAATTCTTAATACTGTTTGAGTATTTAAAATCCACAACTGATACCGTACCATCTGGGTGATGTGCCATTAAGTCGACAAAACCTATAAAATTATCTGTATTGATTTTGTACTCATGTTCAAATTCCGCACCAGCAAACATCACTTTTAGAAACTCAACCGCTTTGGGTATCCAGTACTCTAATTTAATTTGCTCTTCAATCATTAGATTATTTAGGCCAGGAAAAGTATCTAAGTATTCTTTAACAGCTACATCAACATCTTCAGTTTCGATTCCTTTATGCATTGCCGTGCCGATTATTAGTGGGTTAGCAGCATTATCATAATCTGGCAACTCTGTTAACTTATCCAAATACCTAAGCTTAAAATGGTAAGGACAACGCTTATACAGATCTACACGACTGTACGAGTACCGTTGCATATTAATCACCTTCAGTTGATTCTAGTTTAGTTAATTCGTCTACTAATCCTTTTAACACAGTATCTTTTTCAGCTAACTTGAGAATACGTTCCATCTTTTCTGCTTCACGCATCCGGTTATCGATTTTATCCAACAGTTCTTGTTTTTGTTTTTCATGATTTTTATGTTTTTCAACTTCTTCAGTATCGATTTTTGAAATGATATATTTAGTACCATTACCCTCTGTAACGTATTCCATAAATACACCTACAGCGTACGTATCTCTCACTTCTACAACAATTAAGTCACCGTACTCAAGATCTTCAATAGTAGTGATGTATTGATAATTTTTATCGCTCCATCCATTTTGATTTTGGAATTTAACTAGTGCTTGTTTCATTATTCTTATCCTCCTAATTTCGTTAACTCATACAACTTAGTATCAAAATCTTCTTTATTTTCAAGAGCTTTCCACACTTCTTCTTCAACTGTGCCAAGCGTTTTATACTGATATACAGATACTTTATTCTCTTGACCATTTCGATATGCTCGTCCAAGTGATTGTTGATAGTCACCGTAACTGTACGTTGGTGTGTAATAAATAACTTCTGAACAGTACTGCAGCTCGATTCCAGCTGAACCGGCTTGATACTGTACCAACGTCACGCTGTTGGTTACATCCGGCCAATCTGTTTTATCTGGCAAGCTAAACTTTCCACCACTTACTTGATAAATTTTCTTGTCTAGTTTTTTAGCTATATCTAGCAAATCTTCTACTTCCTGTTTAAAGTTATAGAAAATTACTACATTTCGACTTGTGCCTTCCAAGAAGTCTTTGGTGTAGGCTAGCTTATCTTTCTGATTAGCATAGTATCTTAGGCCACTTAGCAACTTAGCTGAACTGTCATAGTCCACATCTTCTAATACTCTGTCCTTCTTAATTACACGGTATTCTTTTGATGGTTTAAAATTGATAAATTGATATGTGATATCCGGTAAGTCTAACGCTTCATTCTTACTGATCGTTACAGATACTGATTGATACAATTTTTCCAGCTCATCTTCATTTCGGTAACCAACAACCTTTTGAAACTGTTGTGCACCAAATTTCTGATACTCCATGATTGCAAACTCACGGTTAAACTGTGTTTTGTTCTTAGTAAAACCAAACATTTTGAAATAGTTGATTGCATCACCCCAACCGTTTGGCATTGTGGTAGCTGATAATAAACAAAAATGAGTTGAATATTCTGCTAATTTAAATGCAGCTTTACCACGTTGGCTTGTAGAATTTTTAGCCATGTGACATTCGTCAAATAGCACATAATACCCTTTGAACTTAGCCCAATTCTTAGCAACTGAACCCCAAGATAATAAGGCGTATTCGATGTCAACTTCGTAATAGTTAGCAATAAACTCTATCTCTCTATCCCAGCCGCCTTCTTTGATTTTTGAAGGTGGTGCAATCACTAATAACGGCTCATCCTTACGATATTTGAGATAATGATGAATGCCCATCATTGTCTTTCCGGTCCCAGTATCAGCTGCGATAACGTAATTGGGTTTAGACTGATTTAGAATTCTCTGTTGGAAGTCGTATAGTAAAGTATCTTTAGCCACTTACTCACTCCTTTAAATCCAGTAACGCTCGTTTGTGTTCTTCGATTGCTTTGATTAGGCTTACCCTTTCTGTCGAAAGCTCAACATGATTACGTTCTGTTCGTTCCAATTCTTCTTCGACATATTCTAAATGTCGTTCAAAATCATCAATTCTCGATTCAAGCGTATATTTCACACTTTCAGTCATATCAATTCCTCCATTTTTAACACATCCATTACTTCATCTAGTGACTTAGCTACCATACTCACACCACCAGCTTTTTTGATTTTTTTAAGCTTAGATTTTTGTAATGCACTAACCACGCCACCTTTAGGTTTCTTAACTTCGATAGCAACAAATACACCATTCACACAAGCCAATATATCGGGCGTCCCTGCTGGCACTGAACCTCCTAAGGTCTTTATATGGTAAGCACCTATATTGTCTAGATAGCGCTTAATTTCGTTCTCGACTTGCTTTTCAGGTAGGACCATGACTACACCTACTTAGCAGTAATACGTGCGTATCCTTTACGCTTTGTTACTTTTGGATAATCCTCCAACAATTCTTGGTGTAATTCTGGTTCCTTCTTCTCTAACAATTTAATGTCTACTGATGTTGCTTCTGTTGGTTCTACATAAGTGATTTTTACGAAGTCATTATCGATTGATTTAATGTCGTATTCCTCCATCAATCCTTCGATATATTTTCTGTTTTGAGCATCAATTTCTTTTAGTTGCTTCATACTCTTACTCACTTCAGAAATCTTTTGCATTGCGCCTAACGCATGTTCTTCAAATTCCATTAGGTTATTTTCTGTCGTCATCATGTACACTCCTTATATTTGTGCTATAATTTGGATAAGTTTTTTTAGTTTTTAGTCCTATGTTCCCGCATAGGGCTTTTTTTTATTCTGTCTGCAATTTAATCACCTCCTTAATTGAAGCTTTTATCTTCATCAGTAAATTGCTGCTCGATAATCAGGCCGTCGTAATAATCATTAATACGTTTAATATCATCTAAGTGTTCTCTTAAATTTGTACCGTCGTAATCATTGATAGCTTTTTGAATCTGCCATCGTCGGTTTTCTTCGATGATGTCTATTGGTGATTTGCTCATTTGTATTCATCCTCAATCCATATAAACAGGTCAGCAGTCTTAGCATATTGATAGGACTTATATGCATTTCCTACCATTGCCCAAAATAATAGCGTTACGATCAAATCGTTATAATTAAATTCCATCGCTGATGCCCAACCGATTAAATATGCTACTGTGACAACTGACCAATATAGAAACTTCTTACTATCGTGATTCATTTCTACAACTCCCCCACTTTATATGTGTGTATCTCCACCAACTCTTTCAATCTCGGCAAATCCTGCTTAAATGTCACAGTACGACTACCAGCGGTTGCAAATTCTTTATTCTCGTTAAACCATAGAATCGGAATCACATCGTAAAGTGCATCTTTTCCTGTGCGCTTGTGATAACCACGATATGGACTGAAAAAATTAGGATTCTCATCCACAAATTCTCTGAAATCTCGTAAGAAGTTTGATACATTTTTTTGATTAATTAGTACCTTTATATCTTTGGCGTACACATATGGACTGTGCATCGCCCTTACTTTTACTATTTCCATTTTTGTACCCCCTACTTAATACCCAAATATGTTTTAATTTCTTCGACTTTCTCTATTGCTTTCGGGCCAGTGCGTTTACCGCGAACAATATCTGATAAGTAAGCATCGCTAATACCGATCACTTGAGCTAACTGTCTTTGTGTCATTCCCTTACGTCTTAAAGTCAGTAAAATTCGACCTTCTAAATCTTCACTCACCACGTCATCTCCTTTCATATATAAAATTTGCTAATTATTTAGCTAAAATCATTGACTATTTTTAGACTTTGTTTTAATATCTAGGTATAGCAAATAAGCCTAATAAACCCCATAACTTAGCCCATTTCATTGTCTTGGCGGACGAATAGGCGAGTTGTTTTAAATGACTTATTAGCTAAATAATTAGCTTATGAACATAGTATATTAAAATAAAGTCTAATTGTCAAACTTATTTTTAGACTTTGTTTTAAAATATATGTGTCAAGCTCAGGAGAGATTGATATGACGGCATTTGACAGACTTAAAATTCTTGCAGACAGGCAAGGAATGTCTATAAACGATGTTGAATCCAAGATAGGTTTAGGAACTAATACATTATATTCGTGGAAAAAGAAAGTTCCTTCTGGTACTAATTTGCAAAAGGTAGCTGAGTTATTTAACGTCTCAGTAGATTACCTATTGGGCAGAACAGATAATCCAAAAGTTAATACTGATGACACTTTATTAGCAGCACATATAGCAGACGATGTAACTGAAGAAGAAATGGAAGAGATTAAACAATTTATTGAATTTATTAAGTCAAAAAGGTAGTGATTATTTGAATGCAATTGAGAAAATCATGTCTGAATATGATGAATTTAATTATGTTTTTCACCAGAATATGCCAAAAAAATTGCATGGGTTAATTGATGGTACTACTATTTATATTAATGATCGTATAACCGATAAACAAAAATTATCAGCAATTATGGAAGAGGTTGGTCATTATAAAACTTCAAGCCATTCAGATATCACTGACTATAAAACTAATGCCAAAGATGAAGCAGTAGCACGAAGGTGGTCTTATGGGCAATTGATACCTGTGGACCATATAGCTAGATACCAAGATAGTGAAGATGCTGTGCTATTATATGAAATAGCTGAAGATTTAGAGTTACCAGAGAATATTGTGGAAAGTGCTATATATATGTATAAGGTTAAGGGTATGATTTAGGAGGAAAAAATATGCCATTAGAAAATTTTAAAGCATGGATTTTTAATGAGGAAATTGATACACCATCAGAGATCACTCAAATGATTAGAGGGGATGAAAAAGTTTTTAAATCGTTTAAGACTGTAAGGGATGTTGCTTCATTTACAGATAAACGTCTCATAGTTATTGATTCACAAGGATTAACTGGTAAGAAAAAAGAGATATACAGTCTGCCTTATAAGAGTATCCTTATGTGGTCAACCGAAAATTCGGGAAGACTCGATTTAACCTCTGAAGTTCAACTTTGGACTAGAATGGGAACAATTAAAATTAATCTAGCAAAAAATATAAATGTCAGAGAGTTTGATTTACTCTTACAGGAGGTTTGTTTATAAAGAAATAACCCTACTTCATAGCTCGGTAGCTGAAACAGGACTAATGTTATATTGGGAGGTATGAAATGAAAATTGGATACAGAAAACCAAATATGAAAAAGCGTATAAAAGCTAGAACAACTGGCAAAGCTAAACGTGCGGTTAAGAAAGCTGTGATTCCTACTTATGGTAAAAAAAGGAACAGGGATATATAAGAATCCGAAAAAAGCTGTATACAATAAGGCCTATAATAAAACTACTACATCAGGTTGCTTGATTCCCTTTTTATTGCTTGGCTCTTTTTTTGCAATACTAAGCGCAATAATATAAAAAAACAGCCCTACTTCATAGCTGGGGAGCTGAAATAGGACTTTTAGATTACAAAAATATTATATCATATAGGAGGAGTTTTGATTATGAAGAAATTAGTTTTATTAGGTATGTCTATATTTGTGTTGGGAGCTTGTGGGAATAATACTGATACAGATTCTGAATCATCAGAAGAAGTTTCTAGCGAACAAGTCGAATCAGTGAGTGAAGGAGTTGAAGCGGATACGCAGTCTAGTGTGAGCTCAAGTCAAGCTGTTAGTAAAGATATACAAATAGCCTTAGGAACTAAAGAAAGTATTGATTTTAGTTTAAATGAATATACCACGCAAGCAGATGAAGATAACTACATGAATTTGGCAGGTTATACAAAAGAACCAAGTACCGTATACGTTATCTATGAAGATACAGTTATAGATACTGTCGAGACTGATGACGATAATGCTTTCTTATATAGAACTAAAACCAATAAAACTGATACCACTATCTATCTAACAACTGATGATTCACTTAATATTGGTACCATCGATTCAGTATCAGAGTTAGAAGATGAACCTGTTAAGGTAAATATATCACCAAACGAAGCTTATTTAGCAAGCAAGTCATCATCTACAAGCGTAGAAGAGAGTAAAGAATCAATCAAAAAAGTTGATTTAGATAATGCGCGAACTGATTTAACATATGATGATTTGATGCGTTACTCAGATGATAATTATGGAGAATTAGTCGAATTATCAGGTACAGTTCTCCAAACAATGCAAGGTGATGGTGAGATTCAACATCGCGTGGCGTTGAATGACGATTACGACACGGTCGTGTTAATTGGATACGAGCCAGGAACAGCAAGTATCAAAATTTTAGAAGATGACTATATTACTTTTATTGGAACTTCAGTAGGGACTACAACCTACGAAACTGTAATGGGTGCAGAAATCGAGATACCGGCGGTGTACGTAGAAGAGATAAACATAAATTAAACCAAAAAACACCCCACTCTACACTTTGGACGGTCGAAGAGTGAGGTTACTGAAGTTTTAACAAAACGCACTATGTGTGTGTGCTTTTTGTGTACCTATATTTTAACATAAGAAAGGAAGTTTTGAAATGTGGTCAGAAAAAACACCTAACGGAAAAGTAAAATTTGTTGAACGATATAAAGACCCACTAACCGATAAAATGGAACGTGTAAGTGTGACAATGGAAAAGAATACAGCAAGCACTAGAAAGCAAGCTACTGCAATTTTAAATCAAAGAATTGAAGAGTTAATAAACGCACCACAAAGTGGCTTAACTTTAGAGGATATTGCTAATGATTGGTTTAAAGTACACAAACAAAATGTTAAACAGTCAACTGCCCAGCGAACAGCTAACAATATAAAGTTGCTAACCAATAAATTTGGTAACGTTAAATTTGAAAAATTAGCAGCAAATATGATTAATAACTACTATTTAGAGTTGCTAACTAATGGTAGATATAAATACTCATCAGTCGTACTCGCAAACAATACATTGAAACAAGTAATAAAATTTGCTTTGAAGTATAAAGGGATTGACCAACATGTGTTGCTAGACCTGCTAGAGGTGCCTAAAATCAATCGGTCTGAAAAGAATAAATTGAAGTATTTAGAGCCTGATGAACTAAATCAAATTATTGACTATTTTAAAAGTGAAGATAATGAAGAATATGCTCGTATGGCAATCATACAATCTGGGACAGGTATGCGGTTTAGTGAAATGGTGGCTCTGAATTTTGATGATGTTAATTTAGAGGAGCACACGATTGTTGTCAGCAAGAATTATGATCATGACCATAAAATATTTACCGCTCCTAAAAACGGTGATAATCGTGTGGTATTTTTTAATGATGATGTGAAAAATGCCTTAACTGAACAAATCCAACACGCTAAATTGAAAATGTTAGAAACGAATAAAAATAGAGAACAACGACTATTATTTGTAGGCAATACCGGCTATCCAATAAGACCAGCACAGATGAATGTTAGCTTAAAAGGCATTATAAGCAAGCCTGTGAGCACCCATTACTTTAGACATACGTTCATATCCCTTGCTGTTCAGAACGGCGTATCAAAGGAAATAATCGCTGAACAGGTAGGTCACGCCGATACCAAGATGATTGATAAAGTATATGCTCACTTTACGAAAAAAATGCGAGCACAACAAAAAAACGCAATGCTCAATTTGAACATTGCGAAGTAG